CGAGAACAAGATCTTTGATCGTCTGTGGAAGGAGGATATCGTGCGTCATGGAATCCACTATGTGAGCCCGAACTTTCTGCGCATGAGCATGTACCTGGAGCTGTCCCGTCCAAAGGGCGATGTGTCTCGCTGGACAAAGGTGTACAAGCGTCTCCAGTTGCTCAATAAACATTATCCACTGACATGCCCGGCAAAGATCAAGGTGGGGACTGAACTGGACGAGGATCAAAAGAAGGAAGTGATCCATCTGCTCAAGACCCACCCGATCGTCTTGCTGGGATTCTCGGCTGCTGAAGTCCATGCCAAGCGGACCCACTGGACAACACCCGTCACCTTGCTTGCCGAAGCTCCTACAATTGAAGCCATTACCAAGGGAAAGGCGACACACGTGACAGAGGGCAATGAACTGATTCCGAAGCGCACGGATTTCATGGATGAGAATGGACTTGTCAAGATCCGGTTTTATGAGACCCAGGCGTGCCACAGTTACCACCGGACGGCAGATGGGATCCACGTTGCGTCAATTCCAACTTTGCTTCAGTTCTTCTATGCATACATGTACACGAATGCACCGGAAGATGAACTGACACGGATCTTGTGTGTGGCCCAACGTCTTGTAGATTTGGCGGACCATGGATCTCGCGAATTCGCCCTCTTGACGCCCAAGGAATGCTTGGGACATCAGGAGACGTTAATTGATATGAAGAAGCATCGTTCAGACCTGTATGCAAGGGTGTCGAAGGACAAGGAATCGCCCGAGTACCTTGCGTCCTTCTTCAACTACACTCCGGGAGACAAGACCAGGCGTCGTAAGATTCGCGACTTACTGAAAAAGACTCTTAAGCGCTAATTCCTAAATTTGAATGTAATTGCGTCTTGGTACGGAAGACCCGTGCAGTTCGAGCACTCCTTGACTCCGCGGAGAAGGTCAATGTAATTGTTGTTTCCATTTGGCGTGCGATTGCTGTATGCATTCACCGTCCCGGTCGAAAACATCTGATAGAACTGTTTAGACTTGTTTTGAGTAGTAACGTCTGCAGCATCACGAATGCGCATTGTCACGATTCCGGAAAGGTCGGTGCCGCGCTGTCCTCCTGCGGACATTCTTCTTACTCTTGGTACTAGATCTTTTACCCAGTGTACCACGAGGTTGCAAAGTACTGCGGTCCAGACGGACCGGGTGCCGGGTTAGGCGGAACCGATCCCTGCATCAGTTTAATGTCCGTTGTTGTGAGGGCTCGGCTATAGTACGTTAATCCGGACACAAACCCTTGGAATCCCGTCGATGCCGATCCAATCACGACATTTCCATCCTGCTGCTTGGGGAGCTGGTTGAGCGTATGGTGCTGCCGGATCAGTCCATTGATATAAATATCCACTGAATACTGGTTGACGACAATGGCAAAGTGGATCCATTTGTTGGCTGGAATGTTCGGGATCAGAACCGTCTCGGTTGCTCCAAACGTATTCAGAACGAGCATCAAGGAGTTGGACGTGCTATCGAGGTACAGGCCCGGGCAATCATTGTGAGTAAAGATGAGCCGCTTGGTTCCGTAATTGATTGTGAAATCCGAAACTGTCAGCCACCCCGCATATGAAAACACAGCACCTTCGGGCTGGTTGAACGACTTGGGGATTGTAGTTGTCGTGTCTGTATCCACAAGGCCCGACACGGATCCATTCTGCACAATGGTCTTGGTTGGATCCGATGCACCCGTCATCCATGTATAGATCCAATATCCCAGACCGATCAATAGAAGGACTCCGGCCCCCATTGCGATGTTAGTCAGACTCATTGTGTCTTACCGCGTAAAAATTAGGCGCGCGTAAATCCAGCTGTGCCCAAACGAAGTCCTCCGCGACTTTGTGGACGAGGGGGTGGATTCGCCCCGATCCAGATCCGCTGAAGCATTTCCTCGTACGTATGCGTCTGCTGATACTCAATCGTCTGCTGATTCACCGGTGTCCGAACATTGTACACATAGTGGATGCGATCGTGCGATGGCATGTACTCGTTCTTCAGGAAGCCATGGCGAGCCAGAGTCAGAGTCCAATCGAGATCCTCTCCGCGAGTTGCATCCTTGAACGGAATGAACTTGGCAATTTCGGTCATCATTGGATTCAAATGATTCGGAGGACGGAGAAACTCCTCACCTCGTGCCATGAACCCTGTAATGACGTTTGCAATGCTGTGGGTAAAGGTGTATGGTGTAATCGAGCCACGCAAGCGCATACACTCGTATGCTCCCTCGATCGTTGCCTTCAGATCCTCAAAGTAAAAGTCGGTGAGTTCATCGTCGTCATCGACAAAGGACATGTACTTTCCCTGCGCACTCTGCAAGAGGGTTTGACGTTTCAAGCCAACACTCTTTTCCCGGTTATCAAAGTTGAGACAAATCTCGACCTTGATCTCGTGGACGCTGCACATGTGACGGATGCGCTTAATAAGCGTCTGCAGCCTCTCTTCACGGCCCGGGATGGTAGGAATCAATACAGACCAATCGTACTCGTACATCTTGCGAGAAATATACGTCTTCAGGTCCTTTTCAAAGTACTGATTGTTTGTCTGATACAGACCATCCATTCCACCATATCCTGTTGCCGGGTGCTCGTGGCGGATAATGCAGTAAGGCACATACAAACACGTATCCTTCAGCTTCGTGCGGCACAGATCCGTGAGTTCCGTATCGCAAAAGAGGCTCGTGTAGGCAGGGTTATAGAGGTACCCAAAGGAGTCGTACATTTTGCGCCCAAAGACCGTCAAGGTGTTCAGCTTATCCTGCTGAAACCCATCATTGAACCAGAGAATCGCATCCGTAGATGGAAAGGTCATCATATGAGAACGAATGACGTCATCGTACCCCTTGACCTGGGGAATCATGTCATCGGACACCAGGACAATCACGTCCCACTCCCACGGAACCGATGCGACATCTGCATTGCACGCCTCGATCTTGGACTTGCTGTTTCCATACACGATATTCGACCATGCAGCCTTGGAAAGAATACGTGTCAATTCCTCGCGAACCAGATTACGGGTCATGGTCGTGTCGTCGGTATCACATGATACCAGAACACCAATCTGGTCCGGACGATTGGCTAGGTTCATGTACTTGTTCAACGTGTCCATCACCTTCTGGGGACGGGCACGTGTTGGACACTTGAGGAGAATCTTCATAATTTGTTGAAGTGGGTGATGTGTAAACTTACAAGATATTCTTGCCATCTGCATTGTTGATTTGGAACACAACCGTGTACCCAAAGAGAGAGAAGAGAGGGGATGTGGATGTTGCAGACCCGCCCGGGTTCGACGAGCACGGTGTTCCCGCGGCATAAAAGTTGGCAGCATCGCCCGGCACCAATTGACCCGGTGTAACTGTGAGTCCGCACACGGATCCGGAGAATCCCTTGGATCCACCGATGGTCGCATTGCCCAGTGCAGGCTTGGGCACACCCGGAAGCACACAGGACTTGACAAGCTTGCCGTTAATGTAGACATCCACATTGCGCTGGAAGACAGTTAGGGACACGGCAAACCACGACTGGATAGGCACGTTCTCCACCGTGCACGTGAACTTGTCGTCGTAGGATCCACCCGATCCACCAGGAGCTGAAGCCCCCGAATCGGTCGAGTCACCCGAATACGTGCTAATATTGAAATGCAGACTGTTCGTCATGGCATCCAGCAAGATACTCGGGTTCATGATCGAGTTATTCGTCGGGTCCACGCGCTGGATCACCGGCTTGTCCTGACCGAATTGATAGTTCCAGTCTGCAATGTACATCCAAAACTGCATTCCGTAATCAGACACTTGGGATGCCGGGAAGGAGGATGCATTGACAATGGTTGCCGAGGATCCATCCACGGTATTCGTCACAACCGGAACGGAGCTCGTCAAGGAAAGTTTGGTCGTTTGCAGCAAAAAGTAGACAATGATAATCGCGAGAAGCGCGACACCCACGACCCACACTGCAGACATCTTGCCCCCAGGCACTTGTCCGAGGCTGGTAGACGCATAGTTAGTGGTTACACTTGAATAACCGGGACTTGCCATTGATGCTTACAAGGAAACTTTATTATGACTAGCAATGGAAAAACGAACTTTGCCTCCGATACGAGCTTCAAGTACAATGGCAATGTATTGCAATAATTGCGGTGAAAAGGGTCACGTCTTCAGGACATGTGGCGAACCTGTCTTGTCGTGCGGTATCATTCTTCTCGATACGACCCGCCTTCCCGCATCCTTTACGACTGCATGTCTTCTCATGATCCGGCGCAAGGACAGCATGAGCTTTGCCGAAATTCTCCGGGGCAAATATGACCCTGAAAATTTGTCATATCTGGAAACACTTGTGACCAACATGACCCAGTCCGAGCAGGCCATGTTGAAAACACTGACGTTTGAGGAAATCTGGAAACAGTCGTGGGGGGAAGACCACATGACTGCAGAATTTACCCAGGCGCGCGACAAGTTCAATAGTGTCGATATGGAAGCACTGATTCGAAAGTGTCCATCTCCGTATCCGGAACCCGAGTGGGGATTCCCCAAGGGACGAAGAATACGCGCCGAGACTGATGTTGAATGTGCGATTCGCGAGTTCAATGAGGAGACCAACATTCCCCGAGAAGCCTACACGCTCTTGCGCAATGTGGTGTTGGAGGAGACCTTTACAGGACTTAACGGCATCGAGTACCGCCACGTCTACTTTGTCGGTCTCTTGAATCAGGGTGGCATGATCGATCTTACACAGCGGTTCACGTACATGCAGCGGCGTGAAATTTCAGGTATCGGGTGGAAGACATTGAACCAGTGTAGTGCATTCGTGCGTCCTCACCATCTCGAGCGTCAAAAAATGCTCAATACGCTCAAGACGATTGTCGAGACTTATGAGAGCGAGTAGCCTGCAAAGTAAATGGTGATACAGTACGACACCACGGCAATCACGTAGACCCATGACCATACTGGAAAGATCGTGGCATCCTTTGTACCCGTCCCGAACGGACGGATCCGCCCTTCGCGACCAAACGCGGCGGACGGCTTCACGTACAGGAAGAGTGCCATTAGGAACAGATAGAAGGAGACCATCCAAATGCGATGATTTTTCCGTGTGAACGGCTCCATTATCAAATCGCAACGAAAAACAATGGACTACGTTCTACCGAACCGGAAAGCATTTGCCGACTCCATCACTCGTATTTTCCTCAAGTACCGTCGCGAAGACCGGGACCCCCTCGCCGAAGATAAGGATGTCGACCTGTGTCTCAAGCAAACAACGTCACGCGAGCTCTTACCGTACCAAAAGCTGGTCCGGGACTATATGATGATCGAGACCCCGTACCGCGGCATCTTGCTGTATCACGGTCTTGGATCCGGCAAGACATGTTCGTCAATTGCAATCGCCGAGTCACTCCTGTCGTCCATGAAGGTGATTGTCATGACTCCAGCCTCCCTGCGTACCAATTACCAGGGCGAGTTCCAGACATGCCCGATCTATTTTGAACAAAACTGGAGTTCGAGGCAAGTGACTGAAGGTAACAAGGAGGAGGCCCTTGCGCTCGGCGTCTCCCCTGAATTCCTGGAAAAGTACGGACGGTACTTTGTTACTGCACCCGGACAGGCGGCTAACTTTTCTGCACTTCCCAAGACGGATCAAGATGTTGTGCGCGCTCAAGTCATTGACGTCTTGAATCGTCGTTTCAGTTTCATCAATTACAACGGCTTGACTCGCGCCAAGGTTGCAGAGCTCATCACCGAGGACGGACCGAACCCGTACGAAGACCATGTAGTGATTATCGATGAAGTTCACAACTTCATTTCCCGTATCGCCGACAAGGAGGGTGTCATCGAGCCCGTGTACAAGGCCCTGTACCGTGCCAAGCGATGCAAAGTGGTTGCCTTGTCCGGAACGCCCGTGATCAACCGTCCCAATGAAATTGCATACTTGATGAACTTGTTGCGTGGACCCATTGAGCGTATCGTGATCCCCTTTAAGAATCTGCAGGGGTGGGACGAAGGCAAAATGACCACGACCTTGCGCGAGATGCGGGACGTGGACACGATCGAGTTCAATGCAGTCAAGAAGGTTGCAATGGTCACGCGCAATCCTCCCCAGTTCTCCACCGTGTACAACAAGACGGGCGAGCGTGTTGCAGTGCAGTACAAGAAGGATATGCCGTATACTCCCGTGGCATCTGATTGGGTGACAAGTATCAAGAAAAAGTTTGATACTGAAAATGGATCAGATATTGCTGTGGATCGCGTCACTGTTGAAGAGCTCGAGTGTTTGCCCACCAATTTCGAAGAATTCGCAACCATGTTTCTCGATGGTCTCAACATCAAGAACCCTCTTCTCTTTCAGAAACGTATCCAGGGATTAGTCTCGTACTTCAAGGGTGCCGATGAACGTTTGCTCCCTCGGCGCGTGGAGGATGACAAGATGCTTGAAAAGGTGGAAATGTCCGAGGAACAATTCACCTTGTACTTGGAAACACGCTGGAGTGAGCTCAAGGCAAACAGTAAAAAGACACAGAATCCCCTAAATGAAGACTTCAAGTCTTTTCGTGTCAAGTCCCGTCTCGTGTGCAATTATGCAATCCCGGCCGATTTGCGGGCCCAGTACACGTCAAAGGATGAAGAGGATGAAAAGTCTGTTCTCGATAAACCCGAGCTGCTGAATGCGTTGCGTGCGAATCCGGATAAGTACCTGTCCAAGAAGGCACTGGCCAGTTGTGCGCCTAAAATTCTCCGGATCCTCGACAATCTCGACATTGGAGATGGAGCCGAGTGGCGCAATCAGTTCGTCTACTCGCAGTACCGTACACTCGAAGGTCTTGGTGTCTTTTCCGCCGTACTCGATGCAAATGGGTGGCAGCCGTACAAGATCGTCAAGCAGAACAGTCAGTGGGTTGAAGATCCCAATATGACAGACAAACCAGCCTATGCCTTTTACTCTGGCGAAGAGAAGGAAGAAGAGCGCGAATATTTCCGCCAGATTTTCAATGGACGATACGAGCCCAAATTCCCCGAATCACTCAAGACCAGCATTGCCTCGCGCGGTAAGAAGATTTTGTGCCTGTTCATGGCTTCATCGTCTGGCGCAGAGGGAATTACTCTGGCCAATGTCCGGCATGTTCACATTATGGAGCCCTACTGGACACCTGCACGCCATGATCAAGTAATTGGTCGTGCCATTCGTATTTGCTCCCACGCAACCTTGCCACAGGAGGAGCGGACAGTCAGGGTCAGTTTTTACCTGTCCGTCTTTAATGAAAAGAAGGCCAAAACATCCGACTTTCCCAATATTGCAGCCATTCGCAAGGCGGATACATCCACCAAGCGATATGAAGGTCAGCCCGTGGAAAGTTTCATGTCCACAGACGAATATCTGTACGACGTGACCTACAAGAAGGATTTGGTGAATCAGCGTATTGGCACCTTGCTCAAACAGTCTGCCATCGACTGCGAAGTTCACCGGAAACTCCATAGTCGCGAAAAGCCTGTCTTGTCATGTATGCGGTTTGATAGCACTGTGCGTGGTGATGAACTTGCCTTCAAGCCTTCGTTGAAGTCAGACGACCAGGACGAATCCTACTTGCGTAACATGTCACGCAAGCATCGCCGCCTGCAAAAGGCTATGATCAAGGGGATCCCGTTCTTATACGATCTTGATTCGCAAGAACTTTTTGATCCGGCAGCCTATGAGGACAATCGGCGGTTAATCAAGGTGGGTCAGCGTGAATCGGAGGGCAAGGTCCGTTACGTGCTTGCCTGGTGAACATCCTCGAGCCACGGGTCGCACACCTTGGCCCAGCTCTTGAAGGTATACTTCTCAATGGCCGCACGACGAGTGTCAATGTTCTTGGCAGCCGACTCGAGTGCAGTTGCAACTGCCCCAACCTCGAACGTGGGAGCATACAGACCAAGCGGCATTCCACCCGGAAAGTAGTAGCGCGAATCAGGCGTCGTCTTGATTGTGTCGCACACCGTATCATCGAGGAAAGAACCATAGCTTCCGACATCCGTCACCACCTGCGGCGCGCCCGTGTACAGGTGCTCGAGCTGGCAGAGACCGTATCCCTCGCCGTCACTGGTATTCACGCCGATATCCGACAGATTGTAGATCTGGTTGATTGTCTCGTCGTTAATGACATTGGGCGGTGCCGTATCCACGACCATCAGACGCTTTGCATACTCATCCACGGACAGACCATCCTTGGTCAGCGAATCCTGATAAATACGCTGAACGTCATAATATGCTCCCGACTGGGGGTTGACGTTTGTGACAATCAGGAGATGGGCATTCGGAACCGAGCCAGCCTTCAAGAGACGCACAAAGCCCATGATGGTCACATCAAGGCGCTTGCGCTGACTGTTGCGATTCATGTTCAGGTACACGAGTGCATCCGACGGAATCTTGAAGTTCGTGCGAAGAGATGCGCGCTCGCCCCGAGGCATGTTCGTAAACATGGTAGGATCCACGGCGTGCTCAATCACCTGCGGCACCACGCTACGATCCTTGACCTGGTACTTGCAGTACGTCTCGGCCCACGAATCCGTGAAGCAGTAAATACGGTCGGCGTGCTGGTTCATGCCGTCGATCAGACCCTGGTTGATACCGTGGTACACCTGGTCAACATAGAGCCAGATCTTGTACGGCGGCTTGCTGTCCTTATCGAGCTTCAGCGCCTCGAAGAACTTGCAGATGATCAGGGGGTCATTGTAGATCATGATCACATCCGGCGTCACAGTCTCCACATACTCCTTGATCTTGTTGAAGCCAAAGCCCTCCTCCTTGGGATCCTCATTCGCGGCTGCATCGTACGCGATAACACCCTCCGGGATCTTGCGGTGGCCGGGGCGATTCGGGTGGCGCTGGAATCCGAAATGGAACGTCTTAACCTTGGGAGCGAGAGACCCGAGCTGGCGAAGCATGTTGTATGCGACCTTGGAATACCCGGTTGTCTGATCAACGTGTGTACTGATAAAGAGGAAGCGCATGGTTTGCGTTTTCTCTTCCGTTCTCTATAAATCAGAATGTCTCACCAAGTGAACTCCATGCAGGACTATGTCACGCAGAAAAAGAGGCAGATTATTGCTGCCACCTACAATACCAGCCCGCCTCCCCCGAATCGCGAATACAACAGCATGTACCTTTCGGTCAAGGCAAATGCTGCGACCGTGTACACGAGCCGCCTGGCACCTCCGGCTTCGAACAATGTGAACAATGTCGCAATCGGTCCCGTTACGTATACGAGCTTGTGCTGCCTCACTGGACAAGCTGTCTAATTCGATCTTCTGAAAGACCTAGTACTGAAAATAATGCAGTAAATCGAGCCTTGTCGGCGGTGTCGTTTTTGAACGCATCCTTTATCACTCTTTTTTGTGCTTCGAGGTATTTGTCGATCTCTTCTGGAGTGTGAGAAACGACAAACAAGTAATCCCCCACAAATGAGGAACACGCCATACCATTCCTATCTTTTCCGTCACCTAGGCCTAGACCAGGTGGCATCTCCATTATTCTGAATCCGGCAGCAGCATACAGCTCAAGAGAGGCATTTGTAAACTGTAATGTACTGATGTATGTTTTTTCACGGTACACTGCAATTGGTGCTCTCTCTAGGAATTTAGCTTTGAGGTATTCTTCGAACTCTGCGCGTTCGCAGGAACTTCCATCACGCGAATTAAGCCAATTAAGAGTAAACGTACCGGATTCTAGATTGAAGTACACTCCGGCAAGCTCAACTAAAAGTTCACCGGCTCCATGGATTGTTGTTGCCTTTACACGCATGGCAAGTGCTGAATGATTGACTCCAATCTCGAGTGGCGAGTCCACCTGTGCAATCGCCAGTTGAACCGGTGACCCTGGTCCGGTCTTATACAAGATCCACGTGTACACACCTTGTGGTAACCCGCCGATGTCTTTGTAAAGGGGCATTCCGTACACGTAGTTGATATACAAGTCTTCTCGTTCGGGAGGGAACACCAAGTAACGTTTTCCGTTGGGCCATCTAACGGGTCTAGAAAAACACGGCATCGATGTTTTGTATAAAAGGTCAGGATCAACTACCTTGTAGCCTCGTTCCCAAACCTCTTGACATGCATCACGTGGCGGTGCTCGACCCATCGGACCTCTGCTCAACGAGAACCCTTCTTCCATTGCTTATTCGCATATAAAGAATCAGTGCGCCTAGATACAAATGCCAGGGGCGTTGATGCAACTGGTGTCCGTAGGGGCACAGAATGAACTGGTTAACGGAAAACCGTCCATGACTCATTTCCGTACAGTCTATCGCCGGCACACCAACTTTGCCATGGAACATATTCGCTTAACCTTTGGAACGTCCAACCTTGACTTTGCACCCACAACTAAACGACTCTTGTCGACGCGTATCGATCGGTACGGTCAACTTGTCAATGACTGCTACCTGGTCTTGACACTGCCGGATATTTGGTCACCTCTCGTTTCCGTCTCGCCTCCTCCCACCGGATATGATCCTCGATGCACGGCAATCGGATATGAATTTCAGTGGATCAAGAACATTGGGTACAATTTGATCGATTACATTGAATTGACAATCAATGGTGTCTCGATCCAACGTCTTAACGGCGAATTCCTCAAGTTTTATTCGTACTTTACCCACGATGCCGCCAAGCGCATCCTTGTCGATCAAATGATTGGAAATGTACCCGAAATCTATGATCCGGCAAATGCATATGACCGCCAAAACCAATACCCTCATGCAATCGCCGTCACTAGCACGACTGGCCTTGCCGCACCCATGACCACCGTGCCTGAACCGAGCATCCGGTCCCGTCAACTCATCATCCCTCTTCATTTCTGGTTTTGCGAAAACCCCGGACTGTCTCTTCCGTTGATTTCCCTCCAGAATTCCGAGGTCTTTATCAACGTATCGCTCCGTGCCGTTCAGGACCTGTATACGATTATTGATACGAACGCGTCGTCGCCTACGTACGGTCAGCGCATCGAGCCGGCTGGATTGTACCCGCTTCAGTTGTTCCTCTCGCCTCCTACAGCTGCCGGTGCGCCCAGCAATCCGTCGGTGACAACCTTTTTCTCGGATCCCTACCTGGAATGCAACTTCATTTCCCTCGATGATACGGAGAGCAACCAGCTTGCCGTTGCAGACCAGACGTTCATGTTCAAGGAGGTCCGTACCTTTTCCAACACGGGACAGTTTGGACCCAATACTGAAATTCAACTCCCGGCTTTCAACTTGGTCACGCGTGTCTTTTTCGCCGCGCGTCGTACCGATATGGAGTTGAACAATCAATGGGATAATTACACGAACTGGCAGAACCCCGATCGCGCACCCTTTACGCCGAATACATTGAGTATCGCCTCGTCTCTCTATTCGAGCGGACAGTACCAGATAACGTCTGTATCGCCGAGGGACAGCGTGATCGACGGTGTCATTCTTTTTAACGGCAAGGATCGGTTCTATACCAAACCCGTGTCGTACTTTTCCCTCTTGCAGTCGTATCGCCACACAACCGGTACTTCGTCATCCGTTCTCCCGGGCGTATACATGTACTCCTTTGCACTGAACAATGATCAGTACCAACCGAGTGGCGCCTTTAATGCGAGTTTTATCGACAAGGTATCGCTGCGTCTTACACTTCAGCAGCCTCTGCCATCCAGCACTGCGATTGCCGGTGCGACCCAGGTTTGCGTTCTTCGCTCCACCGTCTTCAACCAGAACCCCGTGATCATCCCTGCTGCAAACTTGAATCTTATCAATCCGACGACAGGAGCACTTTTGTATCCGCCGTCCGATGTCGTGACAGTTGTGCAAACGTCGACTGGGTCACTTTTATTCAATTACACCTACGACGTGATTACATACGTTGAGTCCTACAACTTTATCCGGATTGTCAGTGGACTGGCAAATCTCGTGTTTGCAACATAACAATGGATCAGCACGTTCCAGCTGTGGGACCAGTTACCGAAATCACAGTTGCCCAGATCAAGACGGCCAAGGATACCGTTGATGTCCTTGATTTGATTCCAAAACTGTGTGGCGGCGTTGTCAAATTCGAGGTCCAGCCCATCTACACTCAAGTCCGGACCAAGAAACTCCTGACAACGTCGGAAGATGAAGACAAGCAGGCGGGGTTTCCGGCAGTCCAGTTCTATGTCGAATACACGGACAAGGAAGGCGGGCATACCGATTCATACAAGACAACAGAGACTGTAACGCTGGGCGAGTACAATACATGGGGACAGATCTTGTGCGCGCCCCAGTCTATGGCCTATCAGTTAAGCGTGTGGGCAGCCATTGGTGTCATGGGATTCTTGGCCATTGTCTTGTGGGTCGTCAATATCATCTATGCGTGGAAGATCTGGGACACAAACACGAAAAACTTTGATGCTGGATTAAATTCGTCAGATAGCCGGTTCAGTGACGTTGGTAGCTTCTTTGCTCGAGTCGCATCCTGGGTTTCTTCGCCCGTGTTCAAGTTCTTTATGGCAATCATGGCAGCTACGGTGCCCTTTGCAACTGCCTTTGTCGACATTCTCTTTTACTTCTTTGTGATTGCCCCGGGATCCAAGATGGTAGGAACAGAATCTATTGTCGATGGGAAGTAATGATTGAACTTCACTGGGTTGTGGGCGGGCTTGTGACGGGTCTCGTCTTGTCCACTGTTTTTATTCCACCTACACGCATTGAGAAACGTGTGCCAACTCCGACGGATCCCTCGACTGTTTATACGACGGATACGGGATGTGTTCGTCTGACCCCGGTTGAAGTTCCGTGCACAACCGAGCCAGAATCGTTCAATCTTTTAGCATCCTTCAAGTAATGATCACCCAAGTACTTGAACGAGGAGCATCGTTCTTTTCGTTCATTATTGGGCTGGGAATCGCAGCCCTGCTTTTCCACCGTAATTACGAGACCAAGACACAACTTGCAGTCCCGCTCCAAGATGCAACGACCAAGGTAAGTCAGTTTGACGGAAAGTGCTATCGCTTCCGCGTCGAGGACGCATCTTGTGAATTCGCGTCTTCCTTATAAACAAAAATGGACGACGCAACATCCCTTGACGCACTGCTTCCTAGTCCCCAAGGTCCTCAATCGGCTGGCCCTTCGGTGCCGATGCCGTCCGGTCCCGGGCCCACATCCGGTATGACACCGTCGTTCAAGCCAACGCTCCCCGCGATGGGTTGGATGTTTCGGAACCTCAAAATCTACTTTTGCTTCTTCTTGGCGGCTGCACTCATTTCGCTCTCGACCCCCCGCAATCTCCTGCTCCAGTACTTTCCGAATGCATACACATCCGGAGGCGTCGTAAGTTACACGGGCGCGGCAATTCTCGGTGCTGCAAGTGTTGTGATTTCTCACCTCCTGGTTGTGTTCTTGTCGAGTATGGGCGTCTAAACACAATTTCTCCTATGTAGTCAATGTACAGGCAGCCGCCCGTTCGCGTGCATCCGCGTATTCTGTTGGGTGCGGGGCATATGCTAACGCCTGCATTTGTAGCGCGACACAAGATTACGCATGTAATTAATTGCGCATTCCCCGAAGATTCGCCCCTGTGGTTCCGGAAAAAGTTCCCGGATCAGTATGCGTGTATGGGTGCTCTCGATTCCGTCCATGTGCGGATTTTGGACTGGTACCCTCGCTTCGAGTCAACCATGCGCAAATTTCTCCGTGAATCAAATGGAACCATTTTTGTCCATTGTCAGGCCGGTATTAACCGGTCTGCCTATTTACTCCTCTTTTTCATGACGGTGAATTTCAATCAAGACTTTGGAAAACTCGTGCGGGAAGTGCGGAAATATCGGACCGTTTGTACCAACCCATCCTTTATGAAGGAAGTAGCAACGGTTCTGGCAGTTGGATAGTCGAAAACGAAATCTGTATTCGTAAAGAACAGGGAGATTGGCCCCCAACATTCTCCACATTCAAAATG